CCGTTAGCATCGTGCGCGCCTGTTCGAGGGTGACCTTGCCCTGCGAATAGTGGCGCACAATACGCATCAGGTTTTGGTACTGCCGCCCCGAAAGCGTCTTGATAGCCTCGTTGACGCCTGCGCTCGCTTCTACGGCCGTTTCACCTGCGTCGGGTGTTGGCGTGCCAGTCGCCTCTGCAAGTGGCTCATAGCCCGCCTTTTCGCGTAGTTCATCTTGCGTCAAAATCTGCATCAGCGCCTGCTCGCTAAGTTGTTCAGTGATCGGGTCGAAAGGCTGCAGGTAGAGGCACTCGTAGCCGTTGAATGACGTGAGGTAGTTGATTATGCGCTCGACTATTAAAACGCGGTTCATGATGTAGGTATTTTTGAACAACTCATACGCCTCCGACAGTTCTTTACGGCCTCCCAGCTGCCCCTCCGTTCTGATGCCAAACAGCATCGGCGAGGTGACGTTGTGCGCCACGAAAATCTCCTCTTGGATCTGTTTGTTCAATAGGTCAAACTGCTTGTCAAGGTCGCTTGGTGTTAGCGACTGTATGCTCGGCGCGTTTTCCTTGCCGGTCGAAAAGGTCAGCACAAAGCGCCCTGCGTTGTTTGCGCCGCTGAACTTGTTGCGCATCTGCCTCTCTATCTCTTGTTTTTCCTCGTCCGTCGGGATGCCATCAGCGAAGTTGATCATCTGCCCACCCCAGAACTGGTTGCGGATGTTGCTGATATGGAACTTCGCAATCTCAACGTCGCACTCAATGTAAGCCAGTGCGCCTTGGTAGTTTGGCAATGGGTAGTGCTTGACACCTGCTGCGTAGTGGCGGTAGTAAAATAGCTGCTTGCCTACGCGGTTATTCGGGTCGAACTTCGGCATGCGCTCAACTTCCGCGCCCTTCGGATACTGGCGGATCATGCGCTCATCGTACCAGTCGGCAATCAGAAACATCGTATCATCCAGCGACACACGCACCTTTTCAAATGGCACATGTTCAATGAAGGCGATGCCGCCGCCCCTGTTCCACGTGACTGCAAGTGCGAAGCCGTTGAACAGCTCAAGGTCCAGAACGAACTTTTGCGTCAGGTCGTTCAGGTCATCGTCTTCGTTCACGTCAGCCATGAACGCCTCCGCCTTTGCCTGTTGCGCGACAGTGGTCTTATCCGCATCGACTGCCCAGCCTTTGCCAGCAATGTAGTTGCACTTGCCGTTGATAATCGCGTTGTGCTTCGCGCTTTTCTTGTAAATGTCGAGCAGATAATATGGGTAGTCGTTCATCTCGCCGAAGGTGTACAGGTCGTTAGCCTTTGATTGAAGCATCAGCGGATACCTGTAATCTGCCTGTGGGATGAAGCTGAAGTTTAGTTTAGTCATAAGAAACGTAGTCGATCGTGTTTGTTGTACTCGTGAAGCTGCCTTCGGTTGTTTCGATCATCGCCAATCCTGTTTCAAGGACACGCGGATTCGTCGTAGGTAGCAGGAAGCGACGCATGGCTCTGGTGTAACGGTTAGAGGTATTGTCTTTGCTGTGAGTGCCTGTAACTCCGTTATTGAAGTTAATAGTGTAGGCTTCATCAGCATCGTATTCAAATGATGTCCAATAGGTGTGATTTGCGAAATTGCCTAATCCTGCGTTATGCAGCTTAACTCGCATCTCGCTCAATTCGCCCACTGATGGCAGGAACCAATCGCTAAATCCGTTCAGCACCAAGTCATTGGCAAGCCGTGCAGCGATGCCAGCAGTTGCGCAACCTGCCACGATTGCTGCGGTATTGGCAATGCCTTGACCTATCTGCCCAGACAAGCCTCCAATGAACGTCCCCTTACACCCCCAAGGCGCATTCGTAGATTGGTCTGATTCCGCCGTTATGTAGGCATAACCGCTGTCGGTAAATGTGTACAAGCCGCCCTGCACGAAGTCGCCAGCGGTGTAGGTTGCCGGGTTCTCGGTGACCTCGTAGCGATACTGCCCCTTCGTCAACGCGCCCAAGGTAAACGCGAATTTATCGTAGCGGCTCTCGTAGCTGCTCAGGTTGTCAATCGCATTCAGGTAGATGTCAGTGGCTTCCAGCGTCGCCAAGTTCGTCAGCCGCAACCGGTAGACCGTCGCACTGTTCGCGCGCTCCGTCCACGTCACCGCTATCGTGTTGCTTTGGCTGGCTTTCAGGTATAGCATGAAGTTCTTTAGTGTAAATATCCCTTGCCACGTTTTTGTACAAATTGAACCTGCGCCGCGTGATCTCATCAATGTCCAGCCGCTTCTGCATCTTAGCGGTCAGCCTGTCCGCCATCTCACGCACCATCGCTGGCTCGTTAATCATTGCCTTCATCGACTTGTACCACTTCTTCGGTTGCTTTTCGTCAACAAGCACGCCATCCCATCCGTCCGTGATGCAGTCAGCATACATGCAGACGTTGCTGGCGATTATCGCCTTGTTCATCCACGCAGCCTCCGTCACCTTCAACTCCGACTTGAGCCTGTTGAACTTATTGTCGCGAAGCGGCGCAAGCGCAACGTCAACGAAGTTGTAGCCGCCAACGTAGCTGTAAATGTCCGCCGCCTGTATGCGTCCATAGTTGTTGTTTTTGCCCTTGTTGCTGAACACCTGCTCATATTGCTGATATATCGGGTTTCCTTCATTCCACCCGGCTAAGTACAGCATGTAGCGCCCTTCCAGCGTGTGATCGTCGCAGAGGCGCGACAGTGGCAGCTCAAGCAACGCCACGTCCTCGGTGTGCTGCGCAGCACCGAAGTAGCCGAAGCGCAGGCGCTCGCTCTTGGTCGGTTGCGGCTTGAACTGGTCGTACAACAGGTGCGGCACGTTCTCGCATATGGTCACGTTGCGGTTGAGCTTCATGATCTCATCGCGCAGGTACGTCGTGGTCGTGATAATCGCATCCGCAAGCTTGACGTGTTCAGCGACAACGGCAGACATGTTGGTGTCGTGATAATGCTTATAAAAGCTATGCCCAGTCCCCAAGTGCCAATAGTCGTCCATGTCCAAGATGATCCTTGCGCCGTACTGGCGTAGGATGTCAGCAACAGGCTTGACAGCATCCAATGGCCCAGCGATCCACGTGCGGTTGTATAGGAACACGTCAATCGTCCGTAGTTCTTCCGCGCTCATAGTTCGCACGTCGGCGATGCTGACAAACTCGGCTTGATCGCCAAACATCTCATGAACGCGGCTTGAAGGCATCTCAAGACGGTAGTAGCTACATCCTGTCGGGTGCTGGTTATAAACGATACATACTCTCATGCTTACAAATTTAGCGCAAAAAAAAAGACCCTGCGCAACCAAACGCAGGGTCTAACCAACCAAACAAAAGCAAATTTACGAACCGCCAGTGATTTGTGTGCTACTTGTCAAAGCGGCGATTTTAGTTGAATCAACCTCGCTGCATGGCAACTCCTCCATGCCCGTAAAGGTCATCTCATAGCCATTGCGGTCACCCATCGCCGTTCCTGTCTGCGCAGTGCCGCCAGTAACGTCCAAGCCATTCGAGCGACCAAGCAGCCAGTATTTGCCGTTCCTGTCAGTGACAATAGCCATGAGCCTATTCAACCCCAGCAGTCGCAGTTCGTTGCGCACTGTTTGCGTCATGCGGTTAATCGGGAACACCAACTCTTGCTGGTAGAAGATCGTGCCGTTTTCGGTCGAGGCGTTGACAGTTTCGGTGAACTGACCAGCGCCCTTCGGTACTTCGTATTTGTAAAATCCTGATGCAGGGAAAGTGCCAGTGACAACGCCCGAACCATCTACAACGATGGTACCAGTGACGCTGTTAAAGGCGATGAGGCGTACCTCCGTGATGCCGCCCACGTTGTCGCGGCATCCTAATTTATATCCAGTTGTTAAAGCGCAAGGCATATCTATATCGTTTAGTTATTGACAAAAGAAAAGAAGCGGGGAGGGTTGCCCCTCCCCACGTCATCATCCTGCAGGTGTAGTCGCGTTAGACGCTTTATACAACACCATCTGTTCAGGGAAGGCAAACTGCACACCGTACTTAAACGCTGCTTGGAAGCGCACTTGGTCATTGTCGTAAGATGCCCAAATGCGGAATTGGTCTTCGTCGGAGAGCAAGTCCGTGCCGTAATACAAGTTCTCAAGCGATGTAGCAACGATCCTGCGCGTGTTGTTCATGCCATTCACCGCAACGACTTTCAGGTTCGTGCCGGGGTAGAACATCTCACCACCACCAAGCTGTCCGAGGTCGCCTTGGAATAGGTTTTCGCTGACCAGCTTATTAGCTAACAAGCGATACACGTCCCATCCGCAAAAGGCAACAAGGT